ATGGATATTCAATCACATCAGGACATCTTTTGTCTAATGTACAAGAGAAAATTGGCACATTTAATTTAACTTGCAATCTTTCAGCCATAACATCTGTTTGATTGCCTGCATTAGGTGTATCAAGAAATCTTGATGGTGGATCTAACATAAAACACTTATCGTGATAAATGATAGAAGACATTGAGTTAATAGCCCAAACTTCATCAAACTTTTCACTACGCATTCTACTTCTTATATATTCAAAACCACTGTTGCCGAGTGCAACAATAGCCACGCTTTTAATTTTTTTCATTTTGCTACCTTTTATTGTTTTGGAACTCTGACCAGACCCTCCCTAAAAGAATCCGTATTTTCTTGTCCCTCACCATATACTTTAAGTCTACTCATGGCTTCTGTGAATCTTGCAGTATAAAGTTGTATTAAATCTGACTCACCTTTCATAAAAGTATATGCCTCAACAAGTGAAGCATACAACAAGGCATCAGGTGCATTTGTGCTTATCCATGTGCTTCCTGAATTATCAGTCGTTAACGAAGCAGGTCTATAATAATAATGTAATTCAACGGCATAGCTGGAGTCTGGAGTTGGTGCAACTATAAATGTATTAACATCAAATGATGAATAAAATCTAGGGCTACCAGTTGTGCTTGGGTTTGGAGTAAACTCCTGAATGTAGTTAACATCTTTTTGTAGCAAAAAAACATTTGCACTATCTTTAACATAAGACAAAGAAAAAGTTGCTAAATAATCAGATGGTTTTTCTAAAAATTTATTGCCACTTGTCATTGTTCCAGTAACATTTTTTCTAAAATAATCTAAATCAACAACTTTAAATATTCTTTCTTCAGCATTTTTAATAAAAAAAGGTATTTCTGCTACAAACGTGGCTTCATCATTCTGTGTCCACTCTTGTATTGATGCTGTCAATGTAGTTAAGGTAAAACTCATGTTGTACTCACTGTAACTGTTCCAACAGACGCTGTTGCACTAAAACTTGTTAATAAAGATCCTATGTTTCCTAATCCAGTATTAGTGTAAACAATAAATTTTTTATTGTCATCTTTTACATCTGGTCTTGCATCTCTAATAGCTTCAAGATCTGTCCTTATTCTTGGTGGAGTTAGTTGTGGATGTTTTTCTTCATATTCATCATAACCAACTATACTACCATTCCACTCTTTTCTCATATCTCTTATTCTGTAACGGAATCCAGAACGATCTGATATTCTATAAGCATATTTACCTTTAGCAAAAGCCATTATCCAACCTTATAATAATCTAACTTTGGTGTAATACTAAATGAAGATCTATCTCTATCTTCACCTATAGCTCTTTCAAACTCCTCTTCGTATACACTTTTTAATAATTGTATTCTATCTGGCGCACGTTTCATAGCTATGTAATAAGCTAATCCAGCAGTGAGACATGGAAAAAATCTAAAAGGCACTTCAAGTGTATTCACTTGAGTATCAGCATCTTGCATTCTTGTTAAAGCATCATAAACTAAAACATCAGTGCTATTCTCAGGTGTTGGATATAATTTTAAATTTGGTGTTATCTGTCTATCCAAAAAATATTGTGTTGCTCGACCTGTTGTTGATTTAGTTGGAATGTTTAAATAAGTGTCTCTACTTATTCTACTCATACTAAAATCAGTGCCTGATCTTCTTACAACTACTGATAAAACATCAATTATATCAGTTCCTAAACTATATTCAGCAGTCCCTGAGGTAAGAGATTGTGTTCTCTGTTCAATAGTCCATTGGTTCAAGCCACGATTTGCCCACTCTGCCAACATAATGTTCATAGAACGTCTGGCTGTTTGCAAATCGTAACCTGTCCTAGCTTCTAAACCACATCTTTCAAAAGCCTCTTCAATGTACTCTGCAACATCTAATTCAAAATTATTTGAACTTGAAGTTGCCATTAGGCTTTACCACCCTTCTTCATTTTTTTAGCCATGCCACCACCACGCATTTTTTTCGCAGCCATGCCACCACCTCTCATTTTTTTTACTTTGCCACCCATCATCATTTTAGCAGCTTTTTTGAGTTGATCACCCATAGCATTCATTTTTCTTGGACTCATTGCCATTTTAGTCTCCTATAGTAAGTTTCACGTTGCTTATAAATGTCTTCAACATCGTACCTATTATAATAATTATCATAATATCCAAGTTTCTTCAATTTATTTGCACTTTCTTGAAGCTTACTCAGTCTTTGTACGAATATTAAAGAATATTCCTCACTAACAACTTCGTCAAATGAACCATCATCTATAAGCTCATTAACGTCATCATCAGGATGGAATCCCATTAACCAAATGTCTCTTTGGTCAAACTTGTTTTGATGTATTAATTCATTTAAATTTGTTAAGTTGTTATGAAAAATTTGATTGTCTTCATAACATAAATCAATAACTATTACTAAGTCTTTGGAATCATGGAATTTATTTATTAAAGAATAAACTATGTCATAATTGTTCGTAGTCTTTAGGGCAAAACCAACTTTATTATTTTTCCAAGCAGCTTTTGCATAAGGACATGAGGGTAAGTTATTATAATTTTCATTAGGAATTTCTAAGGCATATTTAGACCAAGATTTAATTTCATCACAAATTTTTTGTTCTAAACTCATTTTTTCTTTCTTCGCCTTACTGCTTGAACTCGTCTTGGCTTACCTGCTGGTTGACCTAATCTTTTCTTTTGAGCTATACGTTTTCTTTTTTCAGAAGCTGACATTTCTGATCCAGTTTTTGGAGTTTTACTGGATATTCTTTTTGATGGTCTGCAATAAGGTGTACCACGTTTTTCACCCTTTTGTCTGCCACAAGGCTTGCCAGTTCTTTGATCTTTCCAATCTTCTTTAAACCATCGTTTAAGAGAGAGACCAGCTTTTGTTTTACGAACAGCCATTATCTAAACTTTGTTACTTTTCTTCTATTGTTCATAACGACACCACAACCTCGTGCAATGTTTGGATTTTTTGTTTTTCTTTTACGAGTTCTTTTTGGTACAGAACCACCATTCTTTAGCTCAATTACACCACCTTCTGCCTTCTTTTTAGCTTTCTTTTTGCCACCAGTTCCGTAGTTGGCTGCTCCTACCTTTCGGCATTTAGCAATAGCTCCTGAAGCATAAGCTGATGGAAAAACTCTGTAACGAGCTTTTACTTTATGATAACAAGCGTCTTTAGGCATAATATCTTCCTTTCAATACTTTCCAACAGGTACACCAATATTTTCTCTTCATACATTGAGGACAATCTTTTAATGGTTTACCTTTTGCTCTTAGAACTTCTCCTTTTTTTAGCGGCACAATGTGCTTTTTCAGAAAATCCTTTAGGTCTTCTGCAATTGATTTTTCTCTTCCTCGCATTACTCCACTTCCTTTTCTGGGGAGGTTTTGACACTTGACGTGACATTTGTGACCTGCCCATAACCATTAGAAAAACTTCTCAAGAACTGCTACTCCTATGATAACTCCATAAATACCCCATAAACGAGTATCTAATTTGTTAAGTTTATTGTTTATACCATCAAATCTAGCATTACATACTGACTCATGTTTTTCCAACATTTTTAATAATTCTTTACTTGTCATCTAACACTTCCATCTTCTTCTTGCTTGCCTTAAACGACTATTAGGGTTTTTAGCCGCTTTTGGAAACTTCTTCATTTGACCTGCTGATCTGGCACAGAATGACTTTCTTCTTTTCGCTGCTTTACTCCCAGCTTTAACTTTACCTGTAACAGCAGTTTTAAGCTTACTGCCTGGATTTTCACGTCTGTAACGAGCAACACCAGCTTTAGTCATTCCCGCTCCACTTTTTGTGGAACGGAAATACTTTTTAGTTTTAGGAGGCTGTTTATCCTGCTTCCTAGCCATTAATAGCTCTTTCTGACCTGCATAATAACAGTGTAAGTATCTGCTGAACTATGTCCCACAGTTGTAAACATAATATCACCAGTTACTCCAGAACTAGCTGGATTTACTAAACCACCAAATGATGTGTAATCGTGATGTCCACTTTGATTTTCGCCAAGCTCAATACAAAAGTCATCTGTAGAAGCATCGAATAAAATTCTTACTTTCATTCCATTACACTGCCACCACATTTTTTCAATAGTAACTCTTGTGCAAGCCTCACCACGAACATTTTTGGATAATTCAGAAACATCAATTTTTTTTACTGCACTTTCACCTGTTCCATCAGAGATATTAGTAAATTTAAAAACAGCGATCTGATTACCATCTTGGAAGGTTTCCGCGGTAACTGCGTCTGCCATATTACTCTCCTATTATTGATCAGCGAAAGCTGGAGCAGTCGTTGATGTTACATTACCGAAAATTTGATAATTAGTTGTATCTATGCCAACAATAGTTACATCAAATCCAGCAGGAACATTTAACTGTATACTACTGTTTGAGTTACCATCAGAAAATACTGAACTGACTTCATTACCATCAGTGTCTAAAAATGTTACTCCACCAATATAAAAGTTTGAATTGCCTGGTGTGATAATTAAAGCATCAGTTGCATCAGCAGCTCCACCAGCATAAACAAATCTAAATACTGATCCAGCTATAGGTGCTGGTAATGTGTATGT